ATAGCAACCACTACAAGTATACCAGGAAGCTCAACTCCTTTAGCTGGCGGTGGTGGCGGCGGTGGAGATAATGGAGGACACGGTAGTAATGGTCACGGAAATCCTGGCGGCGGTGGTGGCGGTGGCGGTAGAAATAATTGTGGAGTTGCAGGAACAGCTAATACTGGTGGTGGAGGTGGAGGTTCTTGGAATGAGACCGGAGGTAATGGTGGTTCAGGAATTGTTATTATTAGATATAAATTTCAAGGTTGATAAATAATTAAAAGTAATATATAAGGAGAAACATTATGGCACATTTTGCAAAACTAGGATCAAACAGTAAAGTTATTCAAGTACTAACTTTAAATAATTCTGATATGCATAACTCTGATGGCGTTGAAGATGAAACAGTAGGACAACAATATTTAGAGACACATAATAATTGGCCTGCACAAATGTGGATTCAAACATCTTACAATACAGCTGGTGGCACACATTTAGGTGGCGGAACACCTTTTAGAGGTAACTACGCAGGCATAGGTTATACTTGGGACGAAGATGATCAAATTTTTTGGCCTAAAAAACCTTATGCATCTTGGGTAAAAGATATTACAACTGCTAATTGGAAATCACCAATTGGTGATGCTCCAGCATTGACAGCTGAACAAGAAACTCAAAATACACCTGCAGATGAAAATACTCCTCCAACTCACAGATGGCATTATGTTTGGAATGAATCAGGTCAGTCTTGGGATTTAGTAGATTCTAACGCATAATTGATCTAGATCAATTCCTTTACCTAATATTGACATTATAAATACAGGATGTATATATTACATCCAGGTATGCAAAAGAAAGTATTAACAGAACAAGCTCTATATTATGGTGATGTGGAGATGCCTAAAGATTGGGACATTGACCGAGATAAATTATCAGGCGACATTTTACAATCAGTAATTCAAAATAAAGATTTTCCATTTTCAAGAACTTGGGATATGTTAAATACCTATATGCGAGATCACGTTAATCTTGAATATGGTGTTAATTTAATTAACAAAAAAACGTGGGGAAATATCTATAAACCTCAAGAGACTACACTTCCTTTATTAAATATTGATCCAGTGGATCTAATTAACTCTCCAGACTTTACATTATTATATGGTGTAAAAGTAAAAGATTGTTTTGTTCGAATACACTTTGAAGATAACAGACGTAAAGGAAGAAGTTGGGATATAGAACTTAAAGATAATATGTTTATTATGTTTCCATCAACTAATATGTATTACATAACCAATAATCAAAAAGATAGTTTAAATTTCGTACAAACTATAACGTATGAATATATCTAATCATTATTGGTATTTTAGTGGTGTACTTACACCAAAGTTTTGTGATGATGTAATAGCTTATGCAAATTCTCAAGAAGAGGTAATGGCTAGAACAGGTGGTTATGGAGATAAAAAATTAAATAAAGAAGAAGTAAAAGATTTAAAAAGAAAAAGAAACTCTGATCTAGTTTGGTTAAATGATACTTGGATATATAAAGAATTACATCCATACGTTCACGAAGCAAATAGACAAGCTGGTTGGAATTTTGATTGGGAAAGAAGTGAGTCTTGTCAGTTTACAAAATATAAACTTAATCAATATTATGATTGGCATTGTGATAGTTGGGATAAACCCTATGATAGACCTGACAATCCAGAAGAGCACGGCAAAATTAGAAAGCTATCTATGACTTGTCAGTTAACAGATGGTTCAGAATACACAGGTGGTGAACTAGAATTTGATTTTAGAAACTATGATCCACATATGAGAGATGAAACTAAACATTTAAGAAAAGCAAAAGAGATATTACCTAAAGGTTCTATTATTGTTTTTCCTTCATTTGTTTGGCATAGAGTTAAACCCGTGACATCAGGCACAAGGTATAGTCTTGTTGTTTGGCATTTAGGAAAGCCATTTAAATGAAAATATTAATTGTAGGTGGCGGAAGTGCGGGTTGGATGACAGCAGCTACTTTAGAATCACAGTTTCCAAACTATAATATATCATTAATTGAATCTAAAAATATATCTACAGTAGGTGTAGGTGAAAGCACTCTTGGACAAATAACAGATTGGATGAGACTACTTAAAATTGAAGACAAAGATTTTATAAAACACGTAGATGGAAGCTATAAATTAAGTATAAAATTTACAGATTTTTATAAAAAAGGAGAGGCTTTTCATTATCCATTTGGAACACCTGCTTTAGCACAAACAAAATCAAGAACAAATGATTGGTGGTTTAAAAAAATACTATATCCTAAAACACCTTATTCTGATTATGCTGATTGTATATACCCATTACAAATGGCATATGTTAATCAAAATAAATTTGACATAAACGAAGTCCAAAGAGCTTATCATTTTGACGCTACTAAATTTGGTACATGGTTAAAAAATAATTATTGTAAAAAAATAAAACACATAGTTGATGATGTTGTTTCTGTCGAACAAGATGACAATGGAATTAAATCTTTAAATAATAAATATAAAGCAGATTTATATATAGACTGCACTGGATTTAAATCTTTATTGTTAGATAAAACTTTAAAAGAACCTTTTGAATCTTATTCTGATATGTTACCAAATGATTCTGCTTGGGCCACAAAAATTAAATATAAAGATAAAGAAAAAGAATTAGTTCCATATACAAACTGCACTGCCATTGAAAATGGTTGGGTTTGGAAAATACCTTTGTGGTCAAGAATTGGTACGGGGTATGTTTACTCTAGTAAATTTGTAGATGATGAAACAGCATTAAAACAATTTAAAAAACATTTAGGTCAAAAAGATTTAGAATTTAAAAACATAAAAATGAGAGTAGGTATACATAATAGACTTTGGGTAAAAAATGTAGTTGCGATCGGATTGTCTGCTGGATTTATAGAACCTTTAGAAAGTAATGGTTTATACACTGTTCACGAGTTTTTACTAAAATTAGTTAGAAATTTACAAAGAGATAAAATATCGCAATGGGATAGAGACAATTTTAACTTTCAATGTAAACATATATTTAGAAATTTTTCTGAATTTGTAGCATTGCATTATGCATTATCTCATAGAGATGATACGGAGTACTGGAAATATTGTTTAAATAAAACTTGGGACAATAGTTTAATAAATTTAAAACCAGTTGGTGTAACTGGTATGAATAGTGCTGTATGGCAAAGAACATATAATTATAGATTTAATGATACTGAAGGTCTTCACTCGATTGCAGCAGGTATGCATTGGTCTCCAACTGATAAAGTATCGCTTATAAATGAAGGAAAATTTTATGAAAAAAATTTAAAAAAAGAATTTCAAGAATGTATTAATAATTTAAATGAGAGAAAGGAGTTATGTAAACAACTTGTTAAAAAAAAACCAAGTTTGTTTTCAATATTAAAAAATGTACATAAATAATTATTTTAACACAACCATTTGGTCTGAACAAAAACCAGAGTTTGTAAAATCTTTAACTAAAGCATCTAACAAATATATTAAAGATGCAAGAACAAGAGAAAAAAAATTTATAAAAGAACATGGTGATTTTGGAAGATCATATCACTCAACACCATTAACACAAGATAATGATTTTTTAGATTTTAGAAATTATATTGGTCAAAAGTCTTGGGAGTATTTAGATCATCAAGGTTATGATATGCAACAATACAATACTATGTTTAGTGAAATGTGGGTACAAGAGTTTGCTAAAAAAGGTGGTGGACATCATTCAGCACATATACATTGGAACCAACACGTATCAGGTTTTTACTTTTTAAAATGTAGCGACAAAACTTCTTTTCCAGTATTTCACGAACCTCGTACTGGAGCACGTGCTACAAAATTAAAAATGAAAAATCAAAAAGGTCTATGGGGTGGATCAGAGCTTATACATTTTAAACCAACACCAGGTACATTAATTATCTTTCCAGGATTTTTAGAACACGAGTTTAGTGTAGATTTTGGTATTGAGCCTTTTAGATTTATCCATTGGAACATACAAGCAGTGCCAAAAGAAATGGCTAAAGATGTTTAAGAAAAAAAAGTATACAGTTATCCGTCAAGCAATATCAAAAGATCTAGCTAGTTTTGTTGCAAATTATTTTATGATGCAGAAACAGGTTTATGATACTTGTAGAGCTACAAGATATATATCACCCTTTGAAAATATTATAGGTCATTATGAAGATGATAATGAGCAAATACCAAACACGTATTCTCAGTATGCTAATATGGCTATGGAAACTTTGTTACTTAAATGCCAACCTAAAATGGAAGAAGTTACAGGACTTAAATTATATCCCGCTTATACTTATGCTAGGATATATAAAAAAGGCGATGTTCTTAAAAGACATAAAGATAGATTTAGTTGTGAGATATCTACAACTATGAATCTCGGTGGTGATGATTGGCCAATATATCTTGAACCTGATTCTACAAAAGGTGGTGTAAAAGATGGTATGGGTTATGTATCTGATAATACTAAAGGTGTTAAAGTAGATTTAAAACCAGGAGATATGCTAGTTTACTCTGGTTGTCAGTTAGAACATTGGCGAGAAAAATTCAAAGGTAAGGAATGCGTTCAAGTATTTCTCCATTATAACAACCGTAAAACACCAGGCGCTAAAGATAATATGTTTGACAAGCGTCCACATTTAGGTCTTCCCTCTTGGTTTAAACGATGATATAATCTTTAGATGGGGGCAGTACACCACCACATAC